GCGCTCTTTCCTAATCACAAGGTATGGCATCTCGCACGACGTAGCTTGCCCAGCGTTAACACCCTTTATCGCAAGTGGCGAATAAAGGAGCATCTAGCTGGGGAGTCCGTCATCGTGCTAAGTTAGCCATCATTGAGATCACCCTCAGTGGCTCAGCCCTATTGAGAAATTAGGCTGTCCATTGATACCCACCTAGTCTTCACTTGAAGACGAGGTCGCTGCGCCACCCCATGCTGCCAGGGAATACCTGGGCCTGGGCGCTCTGTGAAGAGCTGTAAAAACGCAGTGTCGTCATTGGTTGGCGACTTGCTGGACGACTCGATTCGAGTCCGAACGCAAATCTCTTCTCGCTGCAACTCCCAATTCCAGCGACGCGCAAGCGTCCTGTTCTCGGGGTCTGTGCGGGTTTTGTAACCAAAGGCGCCAGATCGGTAGGCTACATCCGGGATTAACCGGGGTAGAGTCGACGCGAGATAAGATGATGTCGATAGCATAAACTTTTGGTAAAAGTTGTTTGCCGTCGCCACCACACTCGCTAACGATGCTGGTTTGCCACTATACCAACAGTGCCAATACGCTGGGGTCACGTCGACCCCGCGGAAGGCCTCAACGCCACAAGATTCCCGAAAGTTTCCTTTCCAGAATGTTTTGTGAACGTTGACCTTGAAGTAGAGTACTTCAAGAGTTTGTATCAGTAGCTCCCGACTGTCTGTGGGAATGACGATGTCATCCCCAAAGACGGCAATGTCTCCTCGGAGGGTCTCAATGTTCCGTACAGAAGCCTTAAGCCCGCGCTTTACCAATGCGCAGGACACGGCGACTGTTAGAAATATGAGTGATTCCACCGGGAAAGTACAGGCACTGCCCATTGTTGAGAACTTTCTCAACCGGACGACCTCAGGCGCTCTCGCGCTGAGAGATTGTCGTACGCTACGGGTCCGGGACGCTCGAAGGGCTCGCAGTAATTTCGGATTTCTCCGGAAGAGCGACTCCACAACGTGCGTAGAAACTCGATCGCTTGCTGCTGACAAGTCAACAGTAGCCAATCGGCCGTCGACTGAACCAGCCCTAGCGAGTTCACCATTGTGCGATTGATCACGAAAGTGAACAAACGCGCCAATGAAACAAGCTCGGGATCGCTCATCGAAGTAGTGCCACAAGTTTTGTTGGCACCACTGGTTGGAACTCGGTTCCGCGGCGATGAGCCGCGGTTTCGAGAACGACTTCGGGACACCGATGAGTCTAGAACTTTGTTCTTGCGAACTAAGCTCCGGATGATCATCATGTCGTTTCGCCCATGCCGAATAGCTATGGAAAGCATAATCGGCGAATGGGAACTCGGTTTCCAGAGTTGATGACCAGGATCGCCAACAGTACTTGTTAGCGACTCCAGTATACTCTGCAACAGCTCCTGGTCCGTGCTTGAACCACCAATCGGAAGGATCGTAAGATCCAAGAGAGGCGGTAAGGATCCCTGACACTTTGTCGAGGACCCCAAGGACGATCGAGAGTTCTTTCCGGGAATCCGGAAAGAGAGCGTCAATTCTTCCCCTGAAACAGGGGCCATCTTTGAACCCATGATGGGTCTCCTTGATGAAATCAACCTCTTCACTCCAGAACCGAGATGGTTCCGGCAGTGATTGATCGACAGCATAGAACTCGTCGACTTCCGTCGCGATTTCTTCAGCTGTGCATTCGAAACTGGCCTTCTTCGCGGCAAAAACGATCTGCCGGAGGAAGAATACAGCTTCAAGGTTTGCGTCGTCCTTCAAACGACCAGCTTCGTCAAAAATCAGTAGGTATAACCCCCGCAAGAAAGCAGGGACTAATACGCGACCTGAGACCCGCTTCGTCAGCGGAAGTCCAGATCGGCAGTACTGACCGTCGGATAAGCACCTATCAAAGTGCTTACCGAGCGCCGGGAGGAGTTCCAGGTAAACTGAAACTCCCCTCGACTTAACGAGGCTTTGAAGATGGGCGAGATCTCTCTCAAATTCCATCCTCAATGTCGGGAAAGCGTACGTAGCATCTGCGAAGATGTGTTCGTACACTTTGCTCAACTCACTTACATGGCGATTAGACATTGTCCGGGGTTAAAATCCTAGGCATGTCCCATGCGTCAAGTAGCGATCATCAACCAACGGGAGTCAACGTTAAATGGGCCCTCACGACGAGTGAGGATATCCCAAATACGGAATTACGACTCCCACTGAACCAATGCGGACAGGAGCGCATTCGAAGACAAGATCATCTTGTCAGCGACGGCGTCCTCGAGGGTGACTGCGGTTTGACCCGGAAGCACTTCCATTACGAAGTAGAACTTCCGGTAGAACTCAGCCACCGCTCCAGCTGCGAATGTCGTTCTCACGACTTCGAAGTTGTGGCGGTCATATTGTGGGTAGATGCCAGTCGGTTTCACAACCGAATGGCGAATCTTCAC